AAAATCGTTTATAAAGTTTGCTAGTGTTGTCCACTTAAGTTTTACCTGTTCGTATCCTATTCCTGGAGAAAGTGATATATTTGGTGCTGCAGTAATATTTTCATAGAATATAACTTCATCGCCTATGAGAATAGATCCATTCTTTTCTAAGAAAGGACCTACGTTCTCTACTACAACCCTATCAGATGTTGCAGACAGAGGTTCTACAATCTTTGTTTGACCATCAAGTATTCCGATATCAAGTTTGTCGATATCAAGATACTGAAGAAAGTTATTGAGTATATTTTGACCTAATCCAGTTTTTTCCTGTGACTGATAATAATATTCTAAGAACTTATTAAACAGGGGATATTCTGACCCAATGAAATCGGGTGATTGAGATTCAATCGACTGGGAAACCTTATTAATGTTCATCTCTTATGAGAAACAGACGGATGTGTTTAGACCACCACTGTTATCAATAGGTGCAACTTCCACTACGGACGGTGTACTGTCAAATGTTGTTGGTGTCAAACTATTTAGAGGGATTGTAGGAGGTGGCGTAGTACCAATAGGTGATACTGTTACTTCGGGACTGATAATGTTGATTATCGTTCCAGGTGTCGAAGCAGGTATAGTGCTGCTGTTAGCAGGAATCAGAACAACAGGAATCTGCAGATTTCCTGGAAGAAGTGCTTCATCAATCACACTTCCTGCACCAGTCACACTATCAACGACATTTATTGAACCTGCTGAAGGAACATTGTCTCCTGTGCTGATAACATTGATTGGTCCGAAACATACTTGACCAGTTGCGTAGTTTATTGTACCTGCATTATTATTGGTGTATACTTTCTTATTTCCTGTGTTATAGAACGTTCTTATGTTTCCATATCCATCATCTTCAAATTGTTGGTCAACTCCAGGTCTATCTGCTGTTCTAAAGGTACCAGATAGAACTACAGGTTCTTTTGTACAACCAGATGCCTCATTACCGTCCTGACTAGGTGCAGAGTTGTATAACTCACCCCCAGTGCTAATACAATAGGTATTAGTTTGATTACTATTAGGAATAATGTATTTTAGAATAGTTGTTTGAACAGAAACGTCTGAAATCGCATTATCAGCTAACGTTATTGCTTTTTCGTATGCTTGACCTCTAAATGTTGAGTTGAAGTTGTTTATCTGTGTTTGACTTGCCCATTCAGCGATTGCATTCTGTACATTCGTTTTTATTTGAGAAGATGAAGAACCTGCACCAGTATCGTATAGCACAAATGCTTTTGTGTAGATGTATACGTTGTCAGGATCGACTACAACGGGGTCAATAGACGCCATAGCATATTTCCTAAGGTTTGATGCTATTTCTTTCTTTGTAGCGTCATTTAGAAGGGATCCAGTCTTAGTTTTGATCGCAATAAACACTTTTCCGTAAATTGGAGGATTTAAACTGTCTCCACCATAAGCAACAACAGAATCTGCGTTATTATAGATCCTTTGAGTAATCAAAGCATAGTCTTGTGCTGTAACTGCTCTATATTGAGAAGCGTAGTATCTTGGTGCGTTATATTTGATTGATTCTATGGTTTCTGCGTCACTACCAAGTTGTGCACGATGATTTACTGATAGAGTAGTCGCTTGAGCAGCATATACTTGTCCTACAGAGTCAGTGAGACCTCCAATGAAGTTAAATGTCTTAACTTCATTTGCTTTTTTACCAGAAGTGACCAAATATTCTAAAACTACGACTTCTCCATCTTTTAATGCTCTTCCTACACTGTCATCACCAAATTTAACTTGGAAACGCATGTCTTCGCCTTCTGAAAGGAAGTATGCCCTTGTAGTTGATGTTAGAGTGGTAACAGTGTCAACTCTATTGTAGATATCTGATGCTGTTGCTGTTTCGTTAGCTTTTACACTAACATTAAGTGTATTGATGTCTGCTTCTGCAGAAGGTATTGTATATTCTTGTCTCGCAAATGTATTAACAACATACTGGAAGGTTACAAGTGACCCTTCATACACACAAAGGTCTTCAAAGGTTGCAATACCTGTTGTAGGACTAACTTCAGCAGTTGTATCTCTTAAAACGTTCCAAACATAGTTACCACCAGTCGCACTTGCACCTTTTTTCAAAGTAACCGTGCTAGGATATACCCCATTGCTCTGATTTGTCTGTACTTCGAGTTTTAATGATGCTCTAGCTGATATAACACTCCTTGGAGTGTAGTTCATTAACTTTGCAATGTTAACAACGTTATCTCTAACAGTAGAAGACGGTAAGAATGCCTCATTCAATGACATGTTAGCATTGAATGCCGAATAATAGGTATTGTAGGCAAGCATGTCTATCATATAAGACAATGCTGATCCCTCAAAGTCATAATCCGTAAACTCGCTTCGAGTTCTTAGATATGATTTGATACTTGCTTTGACATCTTCAAAGTCTAGTGCTGTTAGGTTATTTGGTTGCATTACTCAGGTCTCTGTAAGACAAATGTGATATCTTCAACTATAGGTAATCCAACAATTTTGTACTGAACAGAGATATTGACTCTATTCTGGGTATAAATCGGTTGGACTTGAACTTTTTGCAGATCAACCCTAGGTTCATGCTGTTTGATGGTATTTATTATCTCGTCCCTAAGGGCATCGACAACAAATGGGTCTAGTGGTTCAAATAAGAGTTCATTTACTCTTGAACCTACATCTGGTTGGAATGGTTTTTCACCTGGGACGGTTAAAACGATGTTTTTGATAGATTGCTTGATAGCATTATCATTTTCAACACCGTAGATATCTTTTGTGAACGGATTTCTTGGCAAACCAATATTAACGTCCTTGAAAGCACGAGAACGTTTAAAACTTTTTCCGTCAATATCCTTTAACGCCATTTGCTAAGTGGTTTTACGTCTTTTTCCTTTTTGGCAGGATACTCACTTATCAAGACTTTGCCTGATTTGACAAATTCTTCACTTTTGTCCACTTTTACAACCATGATTACTCCGATCCTGTTTTTATTTATTCAACTTCCGATAAAAACGTTAGGACTTGATCCAGAAACTACACTAAGACAGTCAAATGGCACCGTATTATTACCAAAAGGGTCTGCAAATCGTCCTGCAGCTCTATTATTGATAAAAACCGTCTTAGTTGTTGCAAATAATCTCCTATTGTGCCCAAATGAAGGTTCACGACCATTTCCATTTACACCAGTGGTACAATGCCACGCAGGAGTAGATCTAACAGTCAAGCATTTGAATCCTATTGATATTGTAGTGAAGATAGTTTTGGTAGGATGAGTGATTAGATCATCTTGATCTATGATAGGTACTAAATTATTGACTATTACATTTCTATTGAAAGGATCGTTACCTCCACTCTGAGGACGTCTAGGAACTTGTGGGTGTGGTAACCATGTTGCAAAGTTATCAACAAAAGGAACTCTCTTATGTACAATCGTCTCTTGTAATGGCGCATGAGGGCACGGACTAACAAATCCGCCACCTGGACCAGGTTGCCAAGTCACACCGTTTCCTTTACCGTGTCCGCTACACGTTCCTGTAAAGAGTGCACATGCTAGTTGAGCCATTAAGTTACGACATAAGGATTACCATACGCAGCAGTTGCTTTACTTAAGGTCCTTGTTGAGGAAGTTAGATCATTATCCATGATCATATTACCTGTTGCGGACCAGTTTTGACATCCAGGACCTTGAACACCACCCATGAATGAAAACGTGGAACTTGTTGTAGAACCATTTGGGTTAGTTGAATCTCCTCTGGATGATCCAGAAGGTTGTGAACAACTAAAATGACTCGTTCCTTCTTGAACTACGTTAACACCTAGTGTTACGGTGATATTAGTGTTGATTCTAGGGTCAGGACGGTACTGCCTCATAAAGTATTTAGTATAGGTAGACGCATATGGCAGTTCTGAGAATGGTCCTTGTACAGTTTCTATGTAAACATTGTCATAAGTCTCGTAGTTTGGTTCATTTTGAGTCATTTGTGCAAATGATGAGTCATGTTTAGCGATTTCGCGTTTATTTGAATCTAGTATATCTCTTTTGAATACCTGTGCATCACCTGTGGGTCCAAAGTCAACTTCATTGAGTTTTGAGTAATCTGCCTTAGGACGTCTTTCATATTCAGACACCTCTAGGTCTGATGTCTCAAATCCTATCTGCGGTCTTTGTTCCACTCTTCTACTATTGGGATCCATCTTCATTTCTATAGTATCTCCACTTGTAGTAAAACTTCTCTGTGGGGGAGGGTTTTGCCTAGATGATATAAGTGCCTCTCTATCGCGCTGTTGTGCCTCCGCACTGTATGCAGGGAACGCATCTCCTATGTCGGGGAACGCATCTAGGATGTCAGTAGCGTCTTTTGCAGCATTTTCGTTATATGAACCTAACGGTTGCACGGAAGATACTCGTTTATGGACGTTTGTGATGGCAATCCGTGGCGGATTTGTGCTAGAGTATCCGCTTCCTTGGTTTATGATCGTTACAGCAGTCAAAACTCCGTTAGAAAACGTACCTTCTATCTCTGCAGGTACACCAGAAGCGATATAAGGTGACTGAATAGTCAGTTCTGGTATTCTTCCTAACTTATCCCACCCAGATCCTCCGCCATTTGTATCAATAGTTACATTAGTTACTCTTCCGTTAGTCACAGTTGCAGTGACGGAAGGTTGTTTTAGCACATTATAGATGTCAGGAGCATTACGATCAAGGGTTCCTATGGTATATTGGACTGATTTTTCACTAAACTCGTACAATCCACCAAAAAATCCTCTATCAACTATCCCTTTACCTGCTCTTACAGTGATTTGGTGTGCTCTACTACTCGTA